TCGTTATCTTAATAACTTTAATAAACGAGTAGAACCATTGTTAGTTGCATTTAAACCCGAAATTAGAGAAGATATTTTAATTGAGGACCCTAAAGATAGACAATACTTTACTAAAACTCAATGTGAGTTAGTTAATGGTTATCCATTAAAAGAAAGTGGTCAAGATAAATTCGATGAGGTTATGACACTATCCGATAGTGAGGTTGTGTTTTGGAATAAAATTGGTCGTGACCCATTCTTTATGTACGTTGAAAATAGTTTGGAACTTGCTGACCCATATTGGGTTGACCATAATAGAAAAGTACTACAACTACAAGCCGCAAGTACGGTAAGTAATGAAGATGAAATTATCGGTACTGATAATGGTGATTTAATCTTACACGTAAGTGAAAGTTAAATTATATTGTATGGAGATTGCATCGGTCTGAACTTAAGTGCTTTGTTAAGATTTTCAGCCTCGGCACCTTTTCTTTCAAGAATTTTGTCGGGGCGAAGTCTTTCCAATCTAGCCATTAATTCCTCAACCAATTTCATTCTTTCGTCTTTACCTTCAGTAAGTAAAGAACTATAATCTAATTTGATTGAACTATCAGGAACTTGTAAGTCACCCGAAAATTTACCCCAAATTCTACCTAAACCTTCTTTAGAATAACCGATTAGATATTTTCTAACCCAGTTCTGAGAAGGTTTATTTAGTTTATCCCATGTTAATTCTTCAGTTGCAACATCAGAAGGTAACTTTATAACATCTTTGTTTTTATCTAAACAAGTGTCTCTATCCATTGTATCGTAATACCAATACCAAACTTGGTAATTTTGTTTATATATGGAACCAAAATCAAATCTACCTCCCGGTACATTGTAAAGGTGAATGTATTTCTTTCCTTCAGGACCTGCGGTAATTCTATATGTTAAGTCACCACCAATCAATCTGTTTTTAAGACTTCTATCTTGCATTCTCAATAAAAGGTCAAAAGCCGGCATCATAAAATAAGAACCACCCGACGCACCCATTTGGGCAAAACCACCAAAACCTCCGAAACCTGTACCACCAAGACCACCAAATCCCGCCGCAAATGGGTCAACAATAGTATCTGTCATTTCTGACCTTGTAAACCATAATAATTCGTTTATTTCACGTCCTGCAGGTATTTCATACATTTGTGTACCACCTGTTAATGTGATAAAATCTTTTTTCAATTCACTATTACCACCCGCCTGTAAACCAACAATTTTAGAGTATGAATGACTATATTGTGTTTCGTAATCTAAACTTCTCGTTGTAAAAGCGTTTGTTAAAGATTGGGTATCAACATCTAATCCCGCTAAAGCCGACCATTGAGATTCAATTAACCAATCACTAACATATTGTTCGTATTCAGACAATGATAACTCTAAAAAGGTGTCCATTTGTTCTTCGGTTAATTCAATACCACGAACGGGCATACCTAATAGGTGAAATACCTGTGTATATAATTTATCCTTTTCAGATTGTGAAATAAGTGTCGCCATAGTTTGGTTTATTGTAATAAATAGTTTATATTTTAGAATATGATGACACCGGATAAATACAAAACCCTCAATTTAAACAAATCATCCCAATTTGATGCGATGATAAATGAGGATATTTTAGCAAATATTCATTCAACAGATTATTACATTCGAATTTCCAAGATGTTTAAACAGATATTGGAGGAGGTCCACACACCATTAAATCAATGGAAACAAAACCCAAAATGTGACGATGTTATGTTTGGTGTGGTTGTTAATGGTAAATGGCATAGACTGAATACTCCTGAAACAAATAAAAGTGGACAATTTTATTTGTTTAGACAAGTTAATATATTCTTAGATTCGTTAAAAAAACAAGGAATAAATGAAATAAAACTGTATAAACATACAATATCAACAGATAAAATTTTTATTTCAGAAAATTGGAAAAAAGATAATGAGTTCGATGAAAAATTAAAAAATTTATTAAGAATTATAAGATTTAAATCTAATGAATGGTTAGTACCAAATAATCCGATTTGTGACGAATTAATGAAAATTTGTTACGAGTGTATGTTGATTGGTGATACCGCAGAATTTCTTTGTGAAATGTATTTAAATAAAATACAAAACAATATCAGTAGTTATATCTTTACAGAGGGGTTGGGGGATTGTAAAGATATAAAACAAGGTATTGATTGTTGGCTATATGATTCAATTGAAAATGAAACGACTTATCAAATAAAACACAAATATTTTACATTAGAAAACGATTTTATAACGACGAACGCTAATTTTAGTTTAAAATCTAAATGTAATTATTTTGTTTTAGTGTATAAAAATAAAATAGTTAAAATTAAAAACGACAATAAAACAAATAGAAAAAATGGTTCTACTTGGACCTTTCCTTTAAATAATTGTGAAATTATAAATGTAATGTATATGTTTGATGAATTAAAATCTCTAATGAGAGTAACGGGTAATAATGGTATTGAAATGAAAGTTAAGAAAGAAGGTAAAGACAATTACGCAAAATACATATCTGAAGAAAAAATTGTTGTTATTAATTTTCCTAACGATTCGGATGAATCATTTAAAGATAAAATTATTGAATTATCTGAAGAATTAAAGGAGTTGTTTAAGTAAATCTTTACTAAACGACTCGGAATATTCACCATCACCCATAACTTGGTCAATAACTCCCTTCTTCTTTTGTAAGATATTATAGATAATCTTTTCAACGGTGTTCTCAAATACAGGATAGTATACGAGAACACTATTTTTTTGTCCATATCTATATGCTCTATCTTCTCCTTGTGAGTGGTCAGCGGGAACAAATGATAAGTCATTCATAATAACAACCTCAGCCGCAGTTAAAGTAATACCAACACCCGCAGCTTTTATGTTACCAATGAATACTTTTACTTTATCTTCATTTTGAAATCTATCGACATTCTCCTGTCTTCTATCTTTTGGCATACGACCATCAAGAGTTACAGAGTTCTTTTTATACTTCTCATGTAACATATCTAATGTCATCGTAAAATTAGTTAAAACAATAACTTTCTTACCTTGTTCCAAACATCTATCGATAATTTCACAAGTGTATGGAATTTTTTCGTAGGCAATAAGTTGTCTAATTCTCATTAAACGATTTAATGTAACTGTTATTGTTTCATCATCTTTCTTATCGTTACTAATACGAGTAAATTCTTCTAATTCTTCATCGTACATTTTACTACTCAATTCCACAAATACAGGTGTAACAATTTTTTCTGGTAAATCAAGAATATCTGTTTTCATTCTACGTAACACAATATTTTTTGTTCGTTCACGAAGTTCATCTAAATTACTTGCACCACTTGTATTCCATACTTTTCTCTGACCAACTCTAAATTGGTATCCCGCACAATATCTACGAACATATGATTGCCAATTCAAAGTTAACGGAGATTCAACAATCTTAAGTAAGTTAAAATAATTTATTGGTCGAGATGTCATAGGTGTACCCGTTAATAACCAAACCTTTGGTATTTGTTCAAGTACGTCATTTAATAATCGAGTTCTATTTGCAGTTGCATTCGAAATATAATGTGCCTCATCTACGATTGCCAAGTCAAAACCGGCATTAACCAATAATTTATAGTCATCACTATCTTCAGATTTATCTGTCGAGTGATAGTTTTTAATAATATCATAGTTTATAATATAATAATCAAACGTTGACCCCCATTTACGACCTTCAACAATTAATACTTTCTTGTTAGAATAATTTTTTATCTCTCTATCCCAATTTATCTTTAAAGAAGCGGGACAAACAATAAGAACTTTCTTGGCACCACTTTCCATAGATGCAATAACCGCTGACGTTGTTTTTCCGAGACCCATATCATCTGCAAGTATAAACTTATCATTCGCTAATAATTTCTCAATGGCAACCTTCTGGTGGTCCATAGGGGGTCTCGTATCATACTTACTATAATCAATTACTCGATTAAGTTTTTTCTCCTCTTGCATTACCGCAGCTTTGGGTAACCACATAGCACTTAATTGGTCACTATCCAAAACTTTACCCCAAACGTGAAACGCTTTATCCGAATCACACAATAATTTTTCGCACCATATTTTTTCGGGTGGTTTGGGTAATAATCTCTCCTCCATTATTTTTTCTCCAAAAGAACCAACAATGTTAATATATTTTCTTGCAACCTTTGGAGTTACTTGATGGTATTTTTGTACATACTCGGCCTGAGGTCTTGTTAATTTAAAATTCTTAACTTCTAAAAATTTTCTTTTCCAATCTAACAATTGATTGTTTGAACCTTCGTATGTCGATAAAATGTTTCTAGCCTCTATTTCGGGAATCTTAGTTTCCATATTAAAATATAAGTAAATAGAATGTAACATTAAACTATTTATTAGGATATGGAAAATAAGTTACCTATTACCAGATTATCTAAATTCTTATCACAAGATGATTTTGACCTCAATATTCAAATGGGTCAAGAATATCTTCACGGGGATTTAAATATGAAATTGGTTCTATATAGGGTAGATAGAGAAAAGACTCAAATTGATGATGTGTATGTGGAGGTTGGTATTGACCAAACTAAGTTCTTTCCTCCCGTTGAATTTAATGCGTTGGTTAAAATTGAGGAACCAAAAAATAGTTCATATAAAAATGGAACTTTGAGACACCTTGAGCCGGGAAACATGATTTTATCTGTTTATATTAAACATTTAGAAGAAATGAAAATAGATATAAGATATGGTGACTATATTGGTTATCCCGAATCCGAATCAAAAGTTAGATTTTATCAGGTGGTAAATGATGGTAAGGTGACTTCAGATAATAAACATAATATGTTTGGGTTTAAACCATATTATAAGTCAATAACTTGTGCACCTGTACAAGATGGTCAATTTAGAGGAGTATAAAATGGGAATACCTAAAAGAAAAAACAACATATCTGTTTACACAGAAAAAGAACTAACTGAAAGAAGACAGGAATTGTTAGATAGAATCACCAAATCTGACACATATCTCCCTGACTCCATATTACACGACGATTTAGATAAAGGTTTTTTAGATTATGTAACTAAAAATTTTCAAATTGTTTCCGATGGTAATAAGATACCAATTATTGATAAAATTTTAACCGTTCAGAGATGGGGTGAATTTACACAAACGTGGACATTTACAAATGACGACGGAAATATTGAATTACCTTTTGTTGCAATTGTAAGAAAACCGGACGTTCAGCCAGGTACGAACCCATCAGTTCAAAGAACGATACCTGATAGACATCAATTTTATTATGCTTCTGTGCCAACTTGGAACGGAACGACTATGGGTGCTGATATCTATAAAATACCACAACCCGTACCTGTTGATATAACATACGACGTTACGATTGTTTGTAACAAGTTCAGAGATATTAACAAATTTAGTAAAATAGTTTTACAAAATTTCTCGTCGAGACAAGATTATACAACTGTTAAAGGACACTATATTCCACTTATATTAGATAAAATTGAAGACAATACCCCGATGGATACGTTGGAGGGTAGGAGATTTTATATTCAAAACTACACATTTACTATGTTGGGATTCCTTATTGATTCTGAAGAATTTGAGGTTAAACCCGCAATTAATCGTTTCTTTTTAATGAACGAATTTGCAAAAGAGGGTGTAGGTAGGAAAAAGTATGTTAGTAAAGTTATCGACATAACCGTAATGTCATTCACGGGAGATGGGATGCAAACTCAATTTAGTGTCGGTGAAAGTATTGGTACATTGTTTAGTGTCACAATAAATGGTCTATTACAAGAGAAAGATGTTGACTTTTACCATATATCATATACATCTAAAATAACATTTGTTCAACCACCTTTTGAGGGTAGTACAATCGTAATCTCATACTATAAGGGTCGAAACAATGTTATTATTGACAATTATGGTAAATTAATACAAGTGACTACAGAATATTTCCAATATGATGGTAGTACTTTAACATTTAACACATACAACCATATTAGTAGTATTGTTAGTTTAGATATAAATGGTCTACAAGAAGAGGAGGGTTCGGGATTCGATGTTTCGGGTTCACAACAGATTGTATTATTAGGTGCTCCTGTTGTTGGGTCTAGAATTGGTGTAACTTATTTGTATTAATCGTCACCATAGATATCCTTCTTTTTTGGTTTACAGAGGTCTTCAATGTATTTTTCTAAAACCTTATAAATTTTTAGTCCGTTTTTTTCACAATGGTTTTTTAACATCTCGTGGTGTTTTTCACTAATTTTTACGTTTTTCTGTTTGTTTTCCATTATGAAAGATAATTTAAGATAGAAAAGGATAATTTACTATCTTTTTAAACAAAAGTACGGAAATCTTTGGTAAAAACAAAGATATTTATAGAATAACTAATAAAAATAATTAACCAAACAACAATCGATGGCAAATTCAAACAGAGTATTCGTTTCTCCGGGTGTGTACACATCTGAGAAGGATCTAACATTCGTAGCACAAAGTGTTGGGGTAACAACTTTAGGTTTAGTGGGTGAGGCTTTAAAAGGTCCCGCTTTTGAACCTATCTTAGTTGGGGACTTCGACGAATTTAAAACGTATTTTGGACCAACTTCACCTGAGAAAGACGGTGCAAACAATCCTAAATACGAATTAGCATATATGGCTAAATCATACTTACAAGAGTCTAATCAATTATTCGTAACAAGAATACTTGGTAAAACGGGGTATAAACCAGGAAGAACCTATAGTATTAAAACTTTAGGTGGAGTTAATCTTGGATCTTTAAGTGGTTCAACAACAGGAATAACATTATCGGCAACAACTGCAACTATCACAGGTTCAACAATTTATGGTGAACTTTCGGGTAAAACTGCAACTAATGGTTCAACAGTGACTGATTATATCATTAATAAAATCGGTAAGAGTAGTGCAGCTTACGCAAATAACGATTGGTTCGTTATTGGTAATGTACCTGCTTCGGACACTTCAAGTTTAACGGGAGTAAAACTTTTATCACCAATTGGTGAAAATGCTAACAAAAACTGGTATAATGCGTTCTTTACAAAAACAGGAGTAACTGACTCAACAATTGATGGTGTTTACTCTTATCTTTTTGTTTATTCTACAAGTTCATCTTCATTTAATGTAACAAGATACAAATACAACGCGTCTCTTAACACAGACTATAGTGACGTTATTGTTGCTTCTTTAAGATCGAGAGGTGAATATAACGCCACACAAAGTTTAGTACTACAAGTAACAGGAACAACCGCAGTAACATTAACCGACGTTAGTGGAATCACAATTAACCCGATGGCGGAATTTGCAATAAATGTTACAGACATTACGGGTGGAACAAAAACATTTAATTGTTCATTAGATATCTCATCAACAAAATATATAAATAAAGTATTAGGTACTGAAGTTTTTGATAAAGTAAAAGAAGATTATCCGTTATTCGTTAACGAGGTATATTCTAACTTATTATTATCGGCTTATAGACATGGACACGTAAGAGGTTTAAGTTTAGATGTTGTATCAAATAGTGAAAGTGATAATTTTGCTCAATCATGGGATACTCCATCATCACCAACAATTGTATCTGAAGTTCGTGGTGGTAATGTTGCGGATTTATTCTCAGTATTAACCATATCTGATGGAGATGCTGCAAATACTGAAGTTAAGGTTACAATTCAAAACATTAATTTAGATACTGCTGAATTTGACATCATAGTTCGTGATTTTAACGATACTGACGAAAATCAAGTTATATTGGAGAAATTTTCAAGATGTTCAATGAATCCTGACGTTCCAGGTTATGTTGCAAGAAAAGTTGGTACATCTGATGGTGAATATGAGTTACGTTCAAAATTCATTATGTTAAACATGGCAAGTAACGCTCCAATGGATGCGTTTCCCGCAGGTTTCAAAGGATTCACGTCTTCACTTATTTCAAGTAATAAATTGGGTAGTGTTCTTTATAAAACGGAATTTTTTGATGGTGGAGATGTAGTTTATTACGAATCGGATGGTTCACAAGTTCTATCTAATGGAGATAAAGTTAAGAAAGTTTCTTTAGGTTTATCCTCTCAAAATGGTTTCAAATTTGATAGTGATTTGTTCAAATATAAAGGAAACACAGCGTCTAGTAGTACATTTGGTTTCCACTTGTCAACAAACGCTTCATCAATCACAGGAACAACATATCAAACAACATCATATGATTTAGAAGGTCAATCTGGTAATGACAATAAATTAACTAACATAAACTTCCGTAAATTTACATTAGCGGTTTGTGGTGGTTTTGATGGTTGGGACATATACAGAGAGACAAGAACTCTTGGTGACCAATTTATTTATGGTAAAACAACATACAATTTAGGTAATACCGATAACAATGGTGTATTCAGTAAAGATTTTGGAAACTCTGATTACTACTCATATTTAGAAGGAATTCAAACATATGCAAATCCTGAGGCAATTGACATTAACGTATTTGCTACCGCGGGTATCAACTTCTTCGATCACTCATCATTGACAAGTCAAGCAATTGATATTATTGAAAACGAAAGAGCGGATTCACTTTACATCATATCAGCACCAAATGTTGATGATGCTGCAACCGTTACAGGTCACCTTGATGATTTGGGAATCGACTCTAACTATTCAGCAACATACTGGCCTTGGATTCAAGTAAGAGACACAGATAATGCGACTCAACTTTACATCCCACCAACAGGTGAAGTATTGAAGAACATCGCGTTAACTGATAACGTATCTTATCCTTGGTTCGCAGTTGCGGGTTATTCAAGAGGTTTGGTAAATGCAATTAAAGCTAAAAAGAAGTTAACTCTTGACGAGAGAGATGAACTTTACAAAAATAGAATTAATCCAATCGCAACATTCTCTGATACAGGTACAATTATTTGGGGTAACAAAACGTTACAAGTTAGAGAATCAGCACTTGATAGAATCAACGTAAGAAGATTGTTATTGAGAGCAAGAAAATTAATTTCTGCAGTTGCGGTAAGATTATTGTTCGAACAAAATGACGAACAAGTAAGACAAGAGTTCTTAAGATTGGTTAACCCAATTTTAGAATCAATTAAGAAAGAAAGAGGTCTTTATGAATTTAAAGTAAGTGTTTCAAGTGATGTCGAAGACATTGACGCAAACACTTTGAGAGGTAAAATTTACGTTAAACCTACTCGTTCTCTTGAATTTATTGATTTGGAATTCGTAATTACTCCAACAGGAGCTTCATTCGAGAATATCTAATCTAAAAGGAGGATATAAAAATAAAAAAGGGAGGCCGAAAAGCTTCCCTTTTTTATTGTTCCACGTGGAAACAATTTTTATAAAATTTATATTGTTTTATTTTACCCAGTATAATCTGGAACTAGTAATACTAGTATTTATATGTTATATTATTAATCTAGAAATTTATTAATTATTTATACTGGGTCTAGAATACTGGAGGATTTGTAAAAAACTACGAAAAAAAATCCACAAAATCAAGATCGATCCTAAAAATAAATTTATTTCTAATTAACATATATTTATAAGAGTATAAAATAACAAAAAAACTTAACAAATACAACATGGCAGATTTACTAATGAAAATGCCGGTTCCTTACGAACCGAAAAGACAGAACCGATTTATTGTAAGATTCCCATCTTCTTTGGGTATCAATGAATGGTATGTAACATCAGCGGCTAGACCATCCGCAAAAATCAACGCGACTGAAATTCCTTTTTTAAATACTTCAACATATGTTGCGGGTAAATTTAGTTGGGATACCATGAGGGTAACATTTAAAGACCCAATTGGACCATCAGCGTCACAAGCGTTAATGGAATGGTTCCGTTTACACGCTGAGTCAGTTACTGGTCGTATGGGATATGCTGCCGGTTATAAAAAAGACATCGAACTTGAAATGTTAGACCCAACAGGTGTTGTTGTTGAAAAATGGATTCTTCAAGGAACATTTATTCAAGACATTAACTTTGGTGAATTGGACTATTCAAGAGATGAAATTGCAACTATCCAATGTACTTTACGTATGGATAGATGTATACTTGTATTCTAATATTACATTTTTTCATATATTAAACCGATATACCAGAAATGGGTATCGGTTTTTTTATGTTTAAAACTTTACTTTAAGATAGTTATTGATTAAATTGTACCATGGAAGAATTAAGAATTGACCCTAGAATCGCATATGATGTTGTGGAATTACCAAGTAGAGGTATCCACTATTCAAATGGTAAGAAATCAGTAAGAGTTGCTTACCTAACTGCCGCGGATGAAAATATATTAGCGTCCCCAAATTTAATACAAACAAATGCAATAGTTAATGAACTATTAAAAAGAAAGGTATTGGATAAGGATATCCAAACTGAAGATTTAGTTGAGGAGGATAAAGAGGCAATCTTAATATTTTTAAGAAATACCGCATTTGGTTCAGAATATAAAGTTACATTAACTGACCCAAAAACAAACGAAGACTTTGAAGTTGAAATTGATTTAAGTAGTTTAGATTTTAAACCATTTACATTAGTAGCAGATTCTAACGGAGAGTATTCGTATTTTATGAATAAATCCAAAGTAGATGTGACATTTAAGTTTTTAACACAAAAACAAGAAAATGACATAAAAGAAATTGCAAAGAGTTGGAATGGTAATGGAATTGCTCCAATTATCACAAAACAACTTGAAGGTATGATTAAATCCGTGGCTGGAGTTAATGACCCAATGAATACAAGAAATTTCATTGAGAACATGCCAATTAAGGATTCACAAGATTTTAGAAAATATGTATCCGATAATAAGCCAGGAATTGACCTAACACAAACAGCAAAAACCCCATCAGGAGAAGAGATCCAATTTAGAATTGGGTTTGGGGTTGACTTTTTTCGCCCTTTCTACGGAGTATAAGAAAAATCAATTATCGGAAATTCACTACCTAATCAGGAAAGGTTTCTCATATGGAGACATTTTAACTATGCCTGTCTATATTAGACGATACTATATTGGTTATATAATGGAGTTGGAAAACACACAATAATCTATTTATATGTATGGGACAAATAAGATATCAAACTTTAGCTAGTCAATCAAAAGACAGAGCTGCATACGAAAGAGCCGTAAAAGATTCTGCAAAAAGTTACAATGAACAAATTGATTTAACTGAATATGAAAGGGCTTGGAAAGAGAAAGAAAACTATAACTCAAACAAACCAACTACATCAGGTTCTAAAACATTTATTGAGGCGGCTACAGGTATTTTAAAAGGACAAGAAAGTGGAGGTTATTACAAAGATATTAGTCAGTCCGTTAATTCAACAAGTGCCATGTCAATGGCAACAGGTGCTGATGGGAAATTATTAGGACCCGACCAAATAGCTCAAAATGTATTCAAGGCAGGTTTAAGTCAAATGACGGATGAATATAATAACCAAAGAAAGTTATTAGAAGACATCAATACTAAAACCGGTTTAACTGGTAAACTATCAAAAGATTTTAGAGAAGAGATTTCAAATGCGGGACCAAGATTAGCTCAATTAGGTGTCTCATTTGAAACATTAGCTGACGTTGCTCAGGGATTAGTTGATAAATCAGGAAGATTCAATTTAATTAATCAACAATCATTTGAAAAGGCTGCAGAAGTTGGGGAAGCTTATTTAGGTTCAATGGAGAGTCTTACGAACATGTTACCTGATTTTGAAAAAGTTGGTATAGGTGCTCAAGGTACATTTGACGCGGTAGAAAAGGCAGGAAAAAGTTCATTAACATTAGGTCTAAACTCACAAAGAGTTGCAAAAGATTTACAAACAAATATAGGTAAGTTAAACGAATACGGATTCCAAAAAGGAGTTGAGGGTTTAACTAGAATGGTCCAAAAATCTATTGAATTTAGATTAAGTATGGATGCAGTTTCACAAGTGGCCGAAAAGGTATTCAGTCCTGAAAGTGCATTAGAGTTATCTGCTAACTTACAAGTATTAGGTGGCGCAATTGGAGATTTCAATGACCCACTTAAATTAATGTATATGGCGACAAATAATGTTGAGGGATTACAAGATTCAATTATTAATGCCGCAAGTAGTTTAGCAACATACAACCAAGAACAAGGAAGATTTGAAGTTACGGGTGTTAACCTAAGAAAAGTGAGAGAGATGGCTGCGTCTTTAGGTATGGACTATAAGGAACTTACAAAGACCGCAATTGCGGCACAAGAAAGATTGAGTGCTAAAGAAATGTTAACTGGTTTAAGAATTGAAGATGCCGATAAGGAATTCTTAACTAACATGTCTCAGATGAAAAATGGTAAAATGACCATTGAATTACAATCTGAAGAATTGAAAAAACGTTTTGGGGCAAATGAAGTTGCATTAGAGGATTTAGATAAGAACCAAGCTGAATTATTATTACAATATAGAGACGAATTTAAAAAATTAACATCTGATGAAATAGTTAGAAACCAAGCTAGTGACGTTGAAAATATTAGACGTGATGTATCCTTTTTAGTTAAATCAGTTGCATTAACTGGAACAAGAGAAGTTCAAGAGATGGCCAAAAAATTGGGTATTGATTTTAAAAATTTCGCAGATGTAACAAAAGAAACATTACCAAAAGCGGCAACTTTAATCAATAATGAAATAAAAGGTATAGTTACACCTGATAAAAAACAAACAGGTAAAGTTGAAACACCAAAAGCTGCGGTAACCCAAGAAGATGCTAAAAAAATGGCGGAAGAAGAAGCTAAAAAACAAAAAGAAGCGTCTACTCAAATGGATAAAAATGTCAAAGTAACAAACGAATATGTATTCAAAGGTGGAGACACTTTAGTTGATGGTTGGATGAGAGAAGTAGGTAAGAACGCAAGTATCTATAACGATTTCCATACCGTAGATACCCAATCGTATACTACACCATCAACCGCTAAAAGATAATCTAAATAAATCTATTTATAATATAAAAGAAAATAATGCCAAGTTACTTAAATTTTGACTCAACCAAACAATTTAGGGATTTTATCATAGCTAAAACGTTAAACAAACCAAATGGTCCACAAACGTTTACTAAAGATAACTATGACTATCAAAAATTAAGTAATCTATCAAATGTGGATCCGGGTTCAGTTGATAAAAATAGAAAAGATGATTTAATTAAAATTTCTAATTCAAACGTATACAAACCAACTAATTTTTTTATAAAAGAAAATATTGATACGTTACCAAGAACACGTAACCTATCATTATATTTTAATGGTGGTTCCCCATATTTTACTGCGGAAAAACATAATTTAATCAGTATCATGGCAACAAAAACGTATGATACCGAATCTGAATTATTTAAATTTGCCGCAAAATACATAAGAGAAGATAAAGGGGGACCTGTATTAACAAGGATAGCATATAATACAGATAGAGCGATTAATGGTAAGGTAAGATTGTTAGATGCGTTAAATGGTAACACAGCGACCGCGTTAAACATATTAACAGGTAGAGAACCATTGGTTGAAATGAATAATAAGATTACTGTTGCAAGTACTCTTATTGGTAAAGGTATTGATTTTTTACAAACAGTTTCAGGAACACAATTACCATTTAGTGAAATACCGGGTGATTATTTATCAGACCCAAGAAACCCAATAAATTATAGACCCGAAGCAAAAACTGAATTAGGTAAAATTGCACAAGATGTTACGGGAGTGTTAGGTTCATTAATTGGAATTGAAAGAAGACCGAAGTTATCGAGAAAACCTTCAGATTTATTAATACAATATATGGGACAAGGACCTAAACAGGCTTTGTTTGATTCATTAACATTTAATAGATACGCACCGAACTACACAACAAGTGCAAGGTCACAACAATCATCAAAGTTGTTTAGTTTTGTAGATAAAGCCGCTCAGGGTATAAAAAATATATTAGGGGTTGAAGCACCCGCAGGACAAGCCTACATTGGTGACGATAGAGCAAACGATGTAAGATTTGCCATGGGTGATTTTAATGACAATCAAGTAAGAAGTACTTACTATCTTTCATTGATGTTCGATGAAATTTCTGCTCAGTTATTTCATAAAAGTAAAAATGTAACTGAGGGTGGACAAATTAGCGGTAAACTAACTTGGTATAGTAAAAATTCTAAAAATAAATTAGGAGAACATAACAAGGAATATAGTGGTAGGGAACAAACTAACTTACAAGATAGTCTATCAACAAAATATGTTTTTAGAGAAGATTCAATTTTAGGAAAAACACAACAATTATTAAACACATTACCAACTAATGGTTCTGAAATGCGTTCTCATGTGGCAAACGTAATTGACCAAACAAGTAGAGTTTTTAAAGATGGTGAGGTAATGATGTCAAGAGGTTCCGCAGTAAAATACACAAACAAATTTTCTGGTGAAGAAAGTGGTGTTGAATATTGTAGAGTATGGACAAAAGATAGACCATACTTTAACTATACAGATACCATGAAAAAAACAAACATGGTAAGAAAGTTTGATGGAAGTGTAATGGGTGGAGGCAGTAGAGTATGGAACTTAAACTATGCTCCAATGTCAAATGGTAGAAAATCATTTGAAAATTCAACAAATATAAAAGACGGACAAGCAAAAAAATATATGTTTTCAATTGAAAACTTGGCTTGGAAATCATCCACACAAAAAGGGTTCACCGTACAAGATTTACCAATTTGTGAAAGAGGTTCAAATGGCGGTAGAGTGATGTGGTTCCCACCATACGATTTAAAAGTATCAGAACAAAATAGTGCTAAATGGGAAGAGAATAGCTTTTTAGGTAGACCCGAACCAATATACACTTATCAAAATACATCAAGAAGTGGTACAATATCATTTAAAGTTGTTGTTGACCACCCAAGTATTTTAAATCTATTAGTAAGAGAACATTTCAAAGGTATGTCAGATGAAGAGGCTGATAACTACATTAACGCATTCTTTGCTGGATGTGAGGAAATTGACTTTTATGATTTAGTAAGAAAATACACTAACTTAGATACTGATGATATAAAAAGAATTAATGAATATCTTAATGCGGGGAAAGAAATGTCCACCATTATGAAATACAAATATTCATCAGAAGAAGTTGAGGAAGTTGTACCAGAAACGGGAGAGACACCAACAAAAGCACCAGAACCTTTTTCATTAGCGTTATTTTTCCCAAATGATATTCCATCTAAAAATGGAAAGGACACAACAAAAGGAGAAATATATAGTACAATACAACCTTCATATTATGCTCAAAAAGCCTCTTTAAATGCGGACGCTTTAGCTGATTTTACAAGATTAAGTGGAGACACAAGTTCAGATGCAATTCAAGATATAAAGACAATTTTTAAATTAGAAAAATCAAAAATAACAGATTTCACCAAAGCTATTAATTTACAACTTGATAAGTTAAACACGGGATTTGAAAAATTAAATACAAACTATACAGAATTTACCACAAAAATTGATAACCTTAAAAAGGCGGTAAGTGGAAACACAATTGAACTTGCTGAATTTAAAATACTATCAAGTGCGTCCGAAGTTGCGAATGATGATTATAATTTCTTATTAGGAATGAGACGAGCTCATTCTTTAGTATTAGATATTCTTACTAGATTAAAAGGTGACACGGATAAAATACCTGACTTTAACTGGCCATCAGAAGAGGAAGTTAAAAAGAATGTTAAAGATGGTTTAAATGACCAAAAGTTAACATTTACTTTTGAAAAGTTAGGTTATAAAAATAACGTAGGTAAATTAATTATAAATTTTTCTACAGAAGGTGAAAATGCAAAAGGATTAACAAATGTTGATCCTGATGGTAGATTAGATTGTAAGACCGTCATTAATACAAAATATGGTTTAAAGATAACAACACCAAATGCGTTTTATTGTAGACAAACAAGTGTTAAGTTTTCGGCTAAAACACTTAGTGTACAAAAACCACCATCAACACAAAAAATTAAAATACCAAAAATTACAAAGGAGCCAGGTGAACCGGAAAAAACATATACACCAAAGCCACCTATTGATGTAATGAAAAGAATCATTACCAAAACACTATCTGAATGTTACTACTTTAAAAAATTAGAAGAAGATTCACCATTAGCGTTTACATCACTAAAAGAGAAGTTAAAATATTTTCATCCGGCTTTCCACTCAACAACACCCGAAGGTTTGAACTCAAGATTAACGTTCTTACTACAATGTGTGAGACCTGGTAATACAATACCTATAAAAGGAATTGCGGATGTTAATGATTTAAATGCACGAAATACTTCTTTCGGACCACCACCGATATGTGTAATAAGAATTGGTGATTTTTATCATTCTAAAATTGTGATAAGAGACATCAACATAACGTATGACGACTCGACTTGGGATTTAAATCCTGAAGGTATTGGTGTACAACCAATGATTGCTAGTGTAACGTTACAAGTTAGTTTCATAGGTGGTCAAGGATTGGAAAGACCGGTTGAAAAATTACAAAATGCATTATCATCAAATTTCTTTGCAAATACTGAGATATACGATGAAAGAGCACAATCAACCGCAACATTAATTGATGGTAAACCTGCGGATAAATTTACTAAAGAATTTATTGCAGAATTACAAAAGAAACCAGAATTTCAGTTAGAAGGTGATAAAGACAATAGACCAAAAGTAACACAAGGAGTGTACATTGGTTCATTAAATGATAGTAAAATTGAATATAATGCACTTATTGATGCAATTTATAGTACTACTGATTCATATATTAACTTATACCAATCATCATATAACGAAGTTATAAAAAAATATGGAGACAAAATATCAAGTTTATTCTTCCATAACAGATATAAAAGTGTAACAGGATTAACAATTAATACAAGTACAACAACAACTGACATAATACCTTTATTAGGTGCAACTAACAATGTTGCGGATATAAATTTTTATAGTGAAAAACTTAAAATAGATTTAGAAAGTTATATCAATAATAATGATGTTACCACCTTATTGGGTTTTAATAAAGCAGTAACAAGTGAAGGAATGGATTGGTCTAACGAAAAATTAAGAGAAACGTTAAAATCAATCATTAACGAAAAAATAGGGGAAATGCCTGAAAGTAGTTCACTAAAGAAATTAGAAGATTCTAGAAATAAAGTAATTAAATTATTTGAAAAAGCTAATTTTTTAGTTAAAAATGAATTTGATGGTAAAATTAATGGAACTGAATTCAGCTCAACAACATTGTCAGGATTTACAAGTACAGCGTTCTACAATCATTATTCAAGTATTGTTGATTATCTTAAAAATAAACATGGAGAATTTAATGAAGATTTAGATATTAGTTTTGATTTTGTTAACGACACATTAAACGACGATATTTTCGTAGAGATAATTTCAATATTATTACAAGGAAAGAAAGAGACTATAACTAAACTTTATGAGGAAATTTCGACAAAAGAAATATCCGATAAAATTGGTGAGATTGTGGACAAATTAATAGAGACCCCAAAAGAAAAGAAATTTAGAATGGGTAAATTCCCTATTAAAAAGGGTAATGGTAAAATAGAATATAATATTAATGTTACCGATTACATTGTTATTGATGAAATAAAACAAAGTTTAATGAACGTCTTCAATGAAGGGGAAGTTAAATATGGTACAGAAACCTTTAAATTAACATAAACATGAGTAGAGAATATTTTAATAGGTACCAATTTTATATAAATGATGGGGAATTTAGAGTTGTTCCGGGAATCGAAATACCAATAAAAGGAACGGACAAGTACCAACAATATAAAAAAGGTAAGGATAGATTAGATAAACTATCACAAGAATATTATAATTCACCACTATATGGTTGGTTGATTTTATTGGCAAACCCTGCTGCAGGTAGTATAGAATTTGAAATACCTAACAATTATTATATAAGGATACCATATCCTCTAATCGACTCTTTACAAGATTATAAAAGTGGTGTAGAATTGTATAACTTATATTATGGGGAATAACAAAATTAATCAGAGTGAAAATATTTTAGTAAAAGTTGATGTAAACAACTTAGTTTTTGTTGACCCAAATAGTGTTCAGAATGGTGACCAAGTTGAACCAAGAGGAATAAAACAAGAAAACTTAGTTATGTTTGTTAATCTTGAGGCTGATTTAGTTCCACGAAGTGTATTAACCGCATCTGGTGACAGCACATCAAAAGGGACATTATCATCTATTGCAAAAGGAACTTTAAGTTTTACACAAAATAAAGGTAAAAATGGTAAAGACTTTGATACCGCATGGACAGAAGAATTTGTAAACGTAAAAGAAGGAATAACCAATGATGGAACTAAATATAATTACCAAAATGACTCAACTGCACAATCTTTTGGTATCGATAGTATTAACATTAATATTAAGGGTGCAAGCTTTATACCACAAATTAACATTAACTTTATTGATGTTAGAGGTAAGACTCTCTTTGAATCACCCCAAAATTCACCATATGGTGCGTTCTTTCATTTACCTTGGCCGATCTTTTATTTAACAATAAAAGGATATTATGGTAAGGCAATTAGATACAGACTACATTTAACCAAGTTCAGTTCAAAATACAATGAATCAAATGGTAATTTTGAAATTGCCACAACATTTGTTGGATCAACTTATGCGTTTTTAAATGACATACCACTTGATGGTATATTAAATGCACCATATATGTACATGGTTGAATCAGATGATTTACCTGCAAAATTTAACGAAAGAAAGGGAACAAAAGAAAAACAGATTAAAAAATCTTCAAAAGGTTATGTAATGTTAAAATCTGTTTATGATGAATATAAACAAAAAGGTTTAATTGATAAAAACTTCCCAACAAAAACGTTAAGAGAATTAATCGTTATTGCTAGAAGTTTAGATAAGATATTAGAAAAAGAAATATTCGGTGGATTGGTTGATATGAAACTATTCGTCGGTGTTAAAGATTTTGAAAAAAAACTAACAGAGTTTGAATCTGCGGTTCAAAATTGGAGTAAAAGAAACCTAAGTGCGGAAACAGTAGAAGTCGATGGTGCCATTTATAATAGAATGGCGGACAGAACTATCACAGATGTTAAAATAAAAGGAAGTAAAGTTAATGGTACGTTAGAAAGTATTATAACAAATTATCCTTTAGATTTAAAAGAGACTAAAATATTCACCGAAACGTTTTTAAAACAATCGGCGAATGATTTTAAGAAAGAAACATTTAGTTATTCAAACAAAATAAAACCAATTGATTCTTATGTAAAACTAATTGCAAGTGGGTATGTGGTTTCTATTCAGGGTGTTTTAAAAGACATCTATGATATGCAACAATTATTCGTTCAACAAAGAAATAAATTACAAGACCTTGTTGAAAGAAAAATGAATGAAATTGTTAAAGATAAAGATAAGGGAATTGGGTTTGACCCAACAATACGTAATATATTTGCGGTTATTTTAGCAAATGCTGAGGTTTACATTAGATTACTAAAAGAAGTACATAGTAAATCATTTGAGGTTTCAACAATAAGGAGACAAATATTAAAAGGTTTTAGTGACGAGTCAAAAAATAATGACGCAATTTATCCTTGGCCTGAAGTAAAGAAACAAACCTCAAACAAACAAAAAGTAATTGCGTATCCTGGTGATCCAGATTTACAACAAAAATTAAGGTCATACGATAAGTTTCTGTGGCCTGAAATTGACTTCTTAGAAAACTATCAAGCGGTAGGCACAAAAAGACAAGACTCATTAACAGGTAATGAGGGTTCCGCAAGTAAAATTGATTTTATATTTGATAATTCAAATACAGATGGCGATTTACACAAAATAGCCACATTATTTCAGTTAACAATCGGTACCCCATATATTAATAAATCGATATCCTCAATCATATATGAAATTTATGAGAGAGGTAGATATGCGACATTATCCGAGGACTTTTCATTAAACACAATTAATGAATTGGCAGATAGAGAATTTGATAATATACAAAAAATGTTTAGTGAAGACCCTGACGTTGTTGGGTTGTTAAAAACAATGTCAAACATTACAACATTAACAGAAAATCTATTATCGTTTTCACCATTCGATAGATATCCATATTTTGAAGATAAGTTACCAACAACACCATACTTAAAAACAATTGAAAATAAATCATTTTCAATTGAAACAAGTTACAGCGGTAATAAGAATTTTGACAATAATGGTGTTTTTAATAAACTAAAAGAAAATTTAAAGAATTATACATACGATTCTGAAACTTATAGGTTAAACATTTATCCATTTAATTCAGACACTTACTTAAACTATTTGAATCAAACATCATTTAATTTAGCCGATTTAGAGTTAAAACAATTATTTGAAGTTAATACAAAAGAAGGACTAATATCCGCACCATCATCGCCAACATATTGGGTCCCACCGAGTAAGTATTCTAACTTATTTGATGAAAAAATAAAAATTGGAACGAATAGTTCGGCAAGTATTTTAAATACGCCATATTTTCACAAACAATTAGAATCCGATTTTGGTAATCAATCATACGGAAAGTATGCTGGTTCAGCGTATCTTTTATTAAACTCATTACCATTTATAGATTTACAAGATGAATTCTATGGTAAAACAAAACTATCAACAGTATTCAGAGAGGTAAGCGCATCTCATTATGTACCTTATCATTTAATAATCAAATGGGGGTCAATTTATCATAGATATAAAAAGAAAATATTAGAAAATAAAGATATATTATCTGGATTTTTAAGTGGAACAACCACAACATCAATTAGTGGAAAAACATTTTTTGATAATGGTAATAATTTAACATTTAATGTTGGAGAGAACGTAAATTACACATTACAAAATGTAATCGGTCTACATCCATTATATGATTCCGTATTTCATCAAATTGTAAATGGGTATTCACATTTCCTATTTTCAACTGGTAGTACTGCATCATTTAATAATGCATACACCGCTAAAACAATAAATGTAGTTAGAGAACCCGTTGGTGATAATGGTTTATATTTCACAAGTTTTGTAGACAACTCAAAAATAGTATCTTCAGACAAATATTTTACATTGTTACCTTCAGTAGGTGGATCTAAGAATGGTTTTACTAACGGACTTACCGCTAGCGGTAATGAACAGAAAAATTTTAAAGTTTTATGGTGTTATGATAATGAATCAGTAACGGATTATTATGATGGTAAAAAATTCTTTGATTATGATGAATATAACAAATCATATGATTTTGGAACCTTATTTTTCAATATGGTTGATTATTCTGGTAGTTACTTTACCGACCTAAACAAAGACGAGGATGACAAATATTCATTAGTAACTTCTGAAAAAAGAAAGATATACGATTTAATTGCAACATTTAGTCCACAAATTTTAGATAAATTTGAAGAGTACTTTTTAGATTTTGCAACAGAAAAATTAGAAGAGGAAATACCATATAAAGTATTTCCGGATTATAACGTAACAGGAATTGTTAGTGGTGAAACCAAAACAATTGAAAGTCATTCTGTAAAATATGATAAATTCCAAGATTTATTAAAGGCGTTAGTTACCATAGATAAAGATGACAATAACGATAATACAGATGTAAATGCAATTGTAACAACACTAAAAGAAAAACAACTAAAAAAATTAGAATCAGTAACCCAACAAATATTGGGAACTGATAATTTATTAAAACTAACAATTGGTAATCCAAAAGAAATAGTACCAAATGTGTGGAATGGTTTTGCGGAAATAGATAACGTAAATAGATTTGAATACAATGAGTACAACTCATCACAATATAGTTCTAATAAAATGTACATTGATTTGTATGTAGGTAGAGAACCATCAACAGATTGTTATAAAAATTTCTTTGTAACTAATAACATTGAATTAAGTGAAGAAAATGTATTAACATTTAGACCATTGATTTTAATATTTGCAGGGTGGGTTAAAAGTAAAGGTGGTTCATACACACCAACAAAAAGAGATTTCCAAGATTACATAAAAACAAAAATACTGAGGGGACATGAATTAAGATTAGGACAATATTTTACACAACTATTACCTAAATTAGCCACATTATCAGTTAAAGATAGTAAAAATGAGGTTACAATAGTAAATGGATATAATGACATTCCATTAAAATTAGAATTATATAATTACTTTAAATCATTTAACGATAAATGGGTTGCGGGTAATTCATTAGGACAAAGGACTTTAATGGAAGAATTTCTATTCTTAGATAAAGCAAATAAAGATATTGGAGACCAAGCGTATCTCTCACTTGAAAAATTATTACCATTAGAAGACGCAAAAAATAGTAAGGCGAATCTATATAGTGTAATATCAATGTTAATACAAGGTACGGGATTTGATATGAGGGGATTACCGGCATATGTTAATTTCTACGGAACAAACGAATCGACCAAATCAAGAATAACACCATCTAAGAAAATTGCTGAAAATTTATTTGGAACATTCTTAGACGTTGATTATCAAGATTCTTCACCTAAAATTCTTATTCAATACACAGGACCAACATCTAAACATTTGGAGTTGGCAGATATTAACGAAAAATATAAATTCAAAAACGATAGTGGTAACTTATTTAGTGGAGTAGGTAGTCCATTAGTTATAACAACACCACAGGTGTTTAATCAAGGAGATTATGCTAAATCTAATAAGGTAGTTGCGTTTGAGGTAAGTATTGGTGACCAAAATCAAGGTATTTTTAAGAGTGTACAACTCGACCAAACTTCCATAAGAAACACCACAGAATCGTTTAATGTTATTGAGAATTTGGGTCGTTCTGAAAGCGGTGCGGCGGCAAATCAAATAGACATAAGTTTATTTGACATATATAGACAAGCGTCATATACCTGTGATGTAACATGTATGGGTAATGTTATGATTCAACCAACAATGTATTTCTATTTAAAAAATGTACC